GGATAACCCCTTTGAGGAAGAGCCTGTAGATGTAAAAACTTTTGTTGAGGGCGAGGACTATTTAAATCAGCCACCTTTGTCCGACATACAATATGAAATTGTACGAGCAATGAGCCAGGTCTACAAAAAAGAAGACCTTGAGCTATTGTTGGGGGCAGAAGAGGGTGCTAGATACTACAAGAAGTACACCAAAAACGAAGTCATAATGCAATTGGGCAAGGGTAGCGGAAAAGATTTTGTGTCCACTGTGTCGGTAGCCTTTATTGTTTACAAGCTTCTATGCCTCAAGGATCCAGCAAGATACTACGGCAAGCCATCTGGCGATGCTATTGATATTATTAACGTTGCCATCAACGCCCAGCAGGCAAAGAATGTTTTCTTTAAAGGGTTTAAGTCTAAAATTGAACGCTCCCCATGGTTTATTGGTAGGTATTATGCCAAGGTAGACAGCATTGACTTTGACAAATCGGTAACCGTCTACTCTGGACACTCAGAACGTGAGTCGCACGAGGGTCTGAACCTGCTAGTTGCAGTACTCGATGAGATTTCTGGTTTTGCCAGCGAGGTCAATACTGGAAACGACCAAGGCAAGACAGCAGACAACATCTACAAAGCCTTCCGTGGTACAGTAGACTCACGATTCCCAGATCTTGGCAAGGTAGTTCTTCTATCTTTTCCCCGTTACCCAGGCGACTTTATTTCTAAGAAGTACGACGACGCTATCCTGGAGAAAGAGGTTGTGGAGCGAACCCACAGATTCGTAATGAACCCAGACTTCCCAGAAGACCAGGAGGGGAATTACCTAGACATTAAGTGGGATGAGGAGCACATACTTTCTTACAAGTATCCCAATGTCTACGCCCTAAAAAGACCGACTTGGGAGGTAAACCCCACTCGTAAAATTGAAGATTTTAAACTAGCATTTTATACAGACTTGGGAGACGCAATGATGCGTTTTCTATGCACGCCTACGTATGCCTCGGACGCATTCTTTAAGCAAAAGGAAAAGGTGCAGGCAACAATGAGCACCCGTAACCCAGTTGATCAAATGAGAAGGTTTGACCCCAACTTTAAGCCTGACCCTGATAAAAAGTATTTCGTCCATGCTGACCTTGCACAAAAGCACGACAAGTGTGCTGTTGCTATTGCCCACGTTGACAAGTGGGTCAACATCAAGGTTATGAAAGACTACGAGCAGATCGCACCGTTTGTGGTAGTAGATGCAGTAGCTTGGTGGGAGCCAAGGGCAGAGGGGCCAGTAGACCTATCTACAAAACTTACGGAGAATAGGATTCGATATTGGAATGGTTTCTTTTGACCGCTGGCAATCGTTTGACATTCAGAATGAGCTAAAGGCTGTAGGCATGAGAACCTCCACAGTCTCGGTAGCTAAAAAACACTATGAAGATATGGCAATGTTGGTCTACGAGGAAAGACTTGTGATGCCAATGATTGACCTGCTGTTTGAGGAGTTATCCGAATTAAAGATTGTTCGTAATAATAAGGTTGATCACCCTCGTAAAAGCTCTAAAGACTTGGCAGATGCTGTATGCGGGGCAATCTTCGGAGCAATTTCTCACACGCATAGAGATACGAATCAAGAAATAGAGATACACAGCTTTAGAGAAAGGCCTAAGTACGCAGACGAAGAGCCCCCAGAAAATGTGATAAGATATAGGCCCGACAAAAAAGATATTGATAAATATTTATCACAATTTGATGTACTTTAAGAATTTTATCAAAAACAGGAGATACAATAGATGTTACCTATAGATGTGGTTTACTTTTCAAATCATACTGGTAACACCCATAAGTTTGTTGAGCGGTTTAAGGAGATGGCAAATGGACAATTTACAAGGATTCCTATTCGCAATAGCGATGATTCCGATACCATTTATCGTGGCAGTGGCTTCGTTTTATTCGTTCCAACTTATGGCGGTGGTAGTGAGAAAAGTGCTATTCCGAGGCAAGTTAGAAGATTTCTAAACGTTCCCGAAAATAGGGACAATCTCCGTGGAGTTGTAGGCTTTGGCAACACCAATTTTGGAGATCATTTTTGCAAGGCAGCAGAGCTTATCTCTGCAAAAACGGGAGTTCCGATTATTGACCGTATTGAAATTTTTGGGGCACCAGGAGACATGGAAAGACTACTAGAAAGAATGAGGTTACTTTATGGAGAATAACGGATACAGTTATCACGAACTAAACGCAATGCTAAATCTTTATGACGAGAACAAGCAGATTCAATTTGATAAAGATAAGGAAGCGGCACGCCGTTATTTTCTAGATCACGTAAACCAGAACACTGTGTTTTTCCACAGCCTGGAGGAAAAGCTAGAGTACCTTTTAGAAAATGAGTACTACGAACAAGAGCTGCTAGATCTATACAGCTTTGAAGACGTTAAAGATTTATTTAAGTTTGCCTATTCATTTAAGTTTAGATTTCCAACATTTCTAGGTGCTTACAAATTTTACACCTCGTACGCTATGAAGACCTTTGATGGTCAGCGTTACCTTGAGAGGTTCGAGGATCGTGTCGTAATGAACGGCTTGATGCCCAAAGATGTAATCGAAGAGATTATCTCAGGACGTTTCCAGCCAGCCACACCTACATTTCTAAACGCTGGTAAGAAACAGCGAGGGGAATATGTGTCTTGCTTCCTGCTCCGTGTTGAGGACAACATGGAATCAATAGCCAGAGCAGTCAACTCATCTCTACAGCTATCAAAGCGTGGTGGCGGAGTAGGCCTCAACCTGACCAACATTCGTGAAGCTGGAGCCCCCATCAAAAAGATTGAGGGCCAGAGCTCTGGAATTATCCCAGTAATGAAGATTTTAGAAGACAGCTTTAGCTATGCGAACCAGCTTGGTGCTCGTCAAGGTGCGGGTGCTGTTTATCTAAACGCCCACCACCCAGACATCATGAGATTCCTGGACACCAAGCGTGAGAATGCTGACGAAAAGACCAGAATCAAAACGCTAAGCATTGGCGTTGTGGTACCAGACATCACTCTTGAGCTGGCTAAGACTAATGAGGACATGTATCTATTCAGTCCATACGATGTTGAGCGGGTATACGGTAAGCCAATGGCAGACATTTCTGTAACAGAGCTATATCAAGAAATGGTAGACGACCCACGCATTCGTAAAAGTAAAATTAAAGCAAGAGACTTCTTTCAGAGAGTAGCAGAGCTTCAATTCGAAAGCGGTTATCCATACGTTGTATATGAGGATACTGTTAACAATGCAAACCCCATTGACGGACGAATCAATATGTCAAATCTCTGCTCTGAAATTTTGCAGGTAAACACCCCAACCACCTATAACAACGATCTTAGCTACAAAGATATTGGGAAAGACATTAGTTGTAACTTAGGTTCTTTAAATGTTGCTAAGGCTATGGAGTCACCAGACTTTGGTAAGACCATTGAGGTAGCCATCAAGTCATTGACGGCGGTATCAGAGCTGTCATACATTGACTCCGTAATGTCAGTTGCAGAGGGTAATCGCAAGTCAAGGGCTATTGGACTAGGTCAAATGAATTTGCATGGGTACTTTGGCAAAGAGCGTATGCACTACGGTGACGAAGACTCTGTTGACTTTACAGACATTTATTTTATGACTGTTGCTTACTATGCAATCAAGGCTAGTGCTGAGATGGCAAAGAAAACAGGCAGCCCATTTGACGGTTTTGAAAACTCTAAGTATGCAGATGGCTCATTCTTTGAGCAGTACACTTGCTGTGACAATTTGCCTAAGACAGATAAGGTAAATAAAATATTTAAAGATTCTAATGTTCATGTTCCTACACAAGACGACTGGAAGAAACTGTCCAAGTTTGTTCAGAAGCATGGTCTTTACAATCAAAATCTACAAGCAGTCCCACCAACTGGCTCAATTAGCTATATCAATAACAGCACTAGCTCAATTCATCCCATTGCAGCTCCTGTTGAGGTTCGCAAAGAGGGCAAGCTGGGAAGGGTATACTATCCTGCTCCACACATGACAAATGATAACCGTGAATACTTCATGGATGCATATGAGATTGGTCCAGAGAAGATTATTGATGTGTATGCTGCTGCTACAAAGCACGTAGACCAGGGCCTGTCATTGACACTGTTCTTTAAAGATGATGCCACAACTCGTGACGTAAACAAGGCACAGATTTACGCATGGAAGAAGGGTATCAAAACTATTTATTATATTCGCATTAGGCAGCAAGCTCTGCAAGGAACTGAGGCAGAAAACTGCGTCAGCTGTATGCTCTAAGAAAGGAAAGTATGGAAATCAAAGGAATTACAAGACCTATTAACTGGAATGCAATTGAAGACCCAGTAGACCTAGATGTCTGGAACAGACTGACAGCAAACTTCTGGCTACCAGAAAAGGTACCACTGGCTAATGACGTTCAGTCTTGGGCAAACCTGAGAGACAATGAAAAGCTATTGACCCAAAGAGTGTTTACGGGACTAACCATGCTGGATACCATCCAGGGCACAGTGGGATCAATGTCAACCCTTCCAGATTCACGCACTCCTCACGAAGAAGCGGTTATCACTAACATCGCCTTCATGGAAAGTGTTCACGCAAAGAGCTACTCAAGCGTGTTTTCCACTCTCTGCTCAACAGCAGAAATTGAAGAGGCGTTTAGGTGGAGTGAGGAAAATGAGTATCTGCAGAAGAAAGCAGAGATCGTTCTTAGTTATTACCGAGGGGATGACCCACTAAAGCGTAAGATTGCTTCGACTTTCCTGGAGTCATTCTTGTTTTATAGTGGGTTTTATTGGCCAATGTACCTATCATCCAGGGCAAAGCTAACCAACACGGCTGACCTAATCCGTTTGATTATTCGTGACGAAGCAATCCACGGATACTACATTGGGTATAAGTTTCAGCTAGCATACAACGAGCTTAGCGAATCAGAGCAGGCAGACATGAAGGCATACGCCTACGATATGCTAATGGATTTGTATGAGAATGAAATTAAGTATACTCGTGAGCTATACGATGAAGTCGGACTAACAGAAGACGTTAAAAAGTTCTTGCACTATAATGCAAACAAGGCACTAATGAACCTAGGCTTTGACCCACTATTTGCTAAGGAAACTACTGATGTTAACCCAGCAATCATGTCAGCACTAAGTCCAAGCTCAGATGAAAACCATGACTTTTTTAGTGGAAGTGGTTCCAGCTACGTGATTGGTACCCACGAAGCCACTACTGATGATGACTGGGACTTCTAAAGCTTGACATTTACATAATATGAGTATAGACTAATATGTGGGTTTATTAATCGTAAAAGGTCTTGTAGCTCAAAGGAAGAGCACCACACTGTCGATGTGGAGGTTGGGATGTCGGGATTCCTCAAGGCCGCTCTGATATAATATAGTAAAGGAGATAAATGACTATTGCATATCCAATTAAAGGTTTGGACCTAGGGTTCACCCTATTTCAGGTCGCAGAAGTAATCACAACGGGGTTGACCTCGTTATGAAAAACGGCAAACACGGAGAGCCAATCCTTGCACCAGAAGCTGGAAAAATTCTAGCAGCTCGTAAGTCTAATCACCCTACAGGCGGATACGGGTACTACGTAAAAATGCAGGGTAAGAGTGGCGTCGTCCATTTAATGGCACACTTAGTAAGGAATAGCCTTAAAGTAAAAAAGGGTGACGTTGTAGAACAGGGAGATGTTCTAGGACTCATGGGAACTACTGGTAACTCAACAGGCGTACATTTGCATTGGGAAGTCAGGGTAAAAGGAAGCTTCACTGACCCCATTGCCTGGATGAATAAAAATGGGGAGCCAGAGCTACCCAACAACTTTGCCGCTTGGACTAAGCGTAAGTCAGATAGCTCTGCATCCGTTCATATTAAAAATGCACCAAAAGGCTCTAAGGTTGTTGTACGTCATAACGATGTAACGGTACTTTTAAAAACTGTACGATTAGAGAGACACTCGGGGCTGGGAACAACTGTTGATTTTGAACAGGGCAAAAACGTAATTGAAATTTTTATAGATGGTTTTAGGGTAAAAAGAGTAGCCTATACTAAAAAATCAAATTCACAGGGTACTACTACACCCCCTAAAAATGCAAAACCTGTTACAGAGGATTCTAAGACGACTAAGAAGCCTTTGAGCACTCCAGAATATAGGCACAACAAAATGAAGAAAGAAGGGCAGCTACCTAAAAAGATAGCTAACAAGCCTGACATTACTTATATTGTAAAGTCTGGAGACACCCTGACTAAAATTGCCAGGGCACACGGAAGTACCGTACCAAAACTGAAAAAGCACAACAACCTAGCCAATGCTAATTTAATTAGGGTTGGTCAGATCATCAAGATACCACAGGAGTAGTAATGGTAAGAAAAAGAAAAACAGGCATCCAAAAGTGGATCGGCAAACTTAAGGTAGATTTTAAGAAGCCTTTTGATTGGCTATTCTTTTTGGGAGGAGAGCAAATACCAGAAGACTCTCCTGGACCATCCTGGAAGTTTAGAAGAAAGCTAATCTTCGGAGCATATAGGCTAAGCGTCGCTATGATTATATTTGGAGCAGCTACTTTCTTCTGGGATACTAGCGTTTCAAATAATCTTGTTACTGGAGGAATTGCTGTATTAACAATCATTATTGGTGCATATACAGCAACTGCCACATGGCAAGACATTATGATAAATAAAAATAAAAATTCATATGAGAATATGGAATAAATAAAGGAGATAACATATGCTATCAAATCCAAAATGGTGGGGTCTAGCACTAGAACGTGCTATTCGTACACTTGCACAGACAGCAATTGCTACCATTACAGCAGGAACAGCTGTAGGGGCACTAGACGTAGATTGGACCAACGTAGTCAGCGTAGCTGGCTTAGCTGGAATCTTGTCTATTCTTACTTCAATCGCATTCCCTTCAAACGAAATGAAGGAGCTAAAGAAGTAGCTATGCCTATTTACACTTACAAGTGTAAGGCCTGCAATACCCCGTACCAAAAGGTGCGGGGTATTACAGAAGCAGAGCCAGAATACACGTGTGATACTTGCAATAATGTGTTATCTAGGGTATACTCTAGTGTAGCAACACAGTTTAACGGAGGAGGGTTTTATTCAACCGACAAAGGAGCATCCAGTGCAGGCAGTAGAAGATCAGCAGGTCGAAAAGAGTACGACATCTAGTTGGACGCCAACAGCCGCAGACAGGTGCGACTGGAAGGCATGTCCAGCCCAGGCCTACGTAAAGGTTTTGGGGGTAAGTGGAGAGTTAATGTTTTGCAATCATCACTACAATAGGGCAGAGAAAAACATAGATACCTTTGCATACAAAACTGAAGACAGAAGAGATCTGCTACGCTAGGAGAGGGCATGGATAACGAACAGTTTGAAGAAGACTTCCAGCAGCTAATATTAGACGGCATGGTTCAGCCTGCGGGACTTACTGCAGAGGGTGAAATGATGTATGAGTTTACCGACAAAGCATTTCAAGAGATACCGAATTTAGCAGAAAGGGCTACTCAGTTGTTCTCAGAAACCGTAAGCACTTTGTGGGAAAAGGGCTTTGTGTCCATGAACGTAGCAGATACAAACCCCCTAATCACTATTACCGAGAAAGCACTTGATGAGGAGGCAAAGGAAGAGTTGCCATATGAAGAGCGAGTAACTCTTGAGTACATAATCGAAACACTCAAACTTTAGAGAGGGTATAATAGAGTTATGGAGTTTTTGTTTGGTGCGATCACAACAGTTATTTCTATGCTGCTTGGAAAAGTCTATCTAAATAAAATAACTAACATCAAACCACTTAAGGCTCCAATCATGAGTCAGGCTACAAGATTTCAAATTCTTAAGCCATTCCTTGAGTACATGCACTATTCCAATAATTTATTAGAAAGTCAGTCTACTAAATTTTACACAAACAATTCTGTAAAAGTATTGTTTACTGAGGGCAAAGCTTATTGGGTTAATAACAACTCTTTTTATACCGCAGACATAAATGAAGAGGGATTGGTAGAAGAAGAATCTACCAGGGAGGTTGACATAATGGCCATGGATAAGGTAGAATTAGAAGAGATGTTTTTTATTGTAGAAAAACTAACTGAAGGAAAACGAAATGATAATTGGGGTTCAGGGAACTCGTAATTTTAGTGATTACAATATTTTCTTAAGGGCTATGGGGACAGCATTGTCATCCATGGAAGAGGAGGATAAAGAGTTCACAGTTTACGCTTGTGGTACTCACAATATCAATCAGATGGTTCTTGAGTTTGTCAATGTTTCGGAAAGAAGCTTGAAGGCTCGTGGGATACGGGTTAGGTATCGTAAAACCTTTCCTACTGCGATGAAGGATATGATCAAAGACATTGATTACTTTATTTTTCTAAGCAAGCCCAAAGAATCTATTTCGGAGCTAGTTGATCTAGCAGAATCAAAGGATATCGAAGTTGGCATCTACAGATATTAGCAAGCAGGGCAAGTTAATTGCCGTCAATTCGCTTGACAGAATGGAACAAATCGTAAAGAAAAATCGCATGCTTTCGTGGGATGGTTGGGATGTAGTTCATCACAAACCGTCTCCGACTGCTTGGCGATCCAAAAGTGGAGTTTTTGTTAGTGGTAAGTGGTACATCCAGAAAAGGTTTACGCTTACCGAGACAGGATGGAATATCCCACAATACATCATGAGGTAGGCACAATTGGAACAACACAATTGGAAATACAATGCCTCTTGTAAAGACTATGACTGGAATTTATTTTTTGATAAGTATGAAGAAGATACCGACTTAAGACCAGCTATAGACAAGCTTTGCTCCGAATGTCCAGTACGCAAGCAATGTTTTGCAGTTGGGGTTTCTCAAAAAGAATGGGGAGTTTGGGGAGGCATCTATTTAGAAAACGGAAAAGTTTCTAGAGAATTTAATAAGCATAGGAATAAAGCAGACTGGGCAAAGACCTGGCAAAATTTAACGATGGATAATAAATAAAATGAATGAAGTATTTTTTCAGCTGGCTGTGTTGCTTGGGGTATGGAGTAATGTTACACTGGGAATAGTAGCCCTGTATGATAGGAGAAAGAAAAATGTACACTCATCAAATGAGAAACGCAGTTCATTCTTTGGACTCCCATAAGCCTAAGAACTTTGGAGTTGTTATTGTAGATAACGACCACTTTATTACAGTTAAAGCTCCCGAGAAAAATTTTATGCAATTAGATCACGACAACAAGATTCGTGCAGTAGAGTATATGATTAAAGTTAAAAAAGCATTAGAAGCAGAGGGGGCAATCGTTTTGCTTGTTAGAGAGGGTGGAGAAGAGCTATGATAGAAGCTTTTACATTTGTAATATTCTTATTTATTTCTTCTGTGTTTGTTATTAATAATATAATTTTACGTAGTAAGCTTTTACAAAAAAGAATAGAAAACTCAAAATTAGAGATTGAGAAGACTCATCTTAAAGAAGAAATACTGATAGACAAAGTAACAGACATGGACGGATTTGTAAAGTTTTTAACTGAGTCCAGAACATCTGCTTTTGAGTACATCGAAGAGGTGCAGAAGGCTATCCAGGAACTACATCTAGCTATGGAGTCAGACAATGAAGAAAAAATTAAAGATGCTTATCTAAGGTTAATGGAGTTTCTTCCAGAAGAAACGGCTAACGATTAGTCTGCTATAATATATTTGTTCGCTTAATATAAAGCAAGAAATCTGTTACAAGGCGTACCAAAATTCACTAAGGGCAACAACTTGAAGAAATATCGAGCTGTCAGATTATTTTTGATAATTGGCTGCATCTACGAGATTTTTGCGGTCAGTAGGCAAATTAAGCGTCCATACACTCAAAATCCACCAACAGTTACTCACATACTTCGCAAAACTGGGACAAAGCCATACGGCAAGGCCCTACTCTGGCTCTGGACTGGCTATGTTGCTTGGCACTTTTTGGAACCTTTAGACGAAGAGCAGGGGCCAAAGTAAATTACAAAAGAAACAAGCAGCGATTAATCTGCTATAATATATATGCTCGCCTAAATAGGGGGCAATAACTCGCTTAATATAAGGAGGTAAACATAATGATGTCTATTTTAGACCCATTCGAAACACTTAGTCGGGAATTCGATAAGATGTTTCCAGCAACACCAACAGCCAAATCGGCAAGCTACCCACCATACAACCTGATACAGTATACACCAGAGCATTTTGCTATGGAGTTTGCAGTAGCTGGATTTAGTAAGGATGAGCTGGATGTCTCAGTTGAAAAGAATGTTCTCATAATCAAGGGAGAGCAAGAAGAAGAGGCTGCAGACATACCTTACGTACACAAAGGAATTGCAGCAAGACGCTTTGTTCGTAAATTCTCTTTGCCAGAGTACGTTGAGGTATTCGAACCAAAACTAGAAAATGGAATTTTATCTATTGATTTAGTTAAGGTTGTACCAGAAGAAGATCAGCCAAAGAAACTAGAGATTCACTAGTCTTTGTGCTACAATAAAAGGGTCCCCACACGGACGCTTAGGATGGATTAGTTACCCATTTATATACCTGGCCATCGTGCTTGGATTTCGCTGTGTGGGGATCTTTCTTTTATATGATAGAATAGAGTTATGCCATATTCAGTTGGAGAAAAAGGATCGTACGGTTGCTCAGGCTACCCCGTCGTAAAGGACGGAACAAGCGAGGTAATGGGATGTCATCAAACAATTGCAGATGCTCAAAATCAAATTACCGCCATTAACATGAGCGAATCAGAAAAGGGAAAGAAAAGATTAGGATCTGGAGCTGGAGAATTTACTCCTGCCGCAGGAGGGCCTTCCGTCTTAGATGGCCAAGAGTATGAGGAAAAAGAAGTTGTTACGTCTGATGGCGGTGTGGGCATCAAAAACCCACAAGCCTGGCCAGGAACTGAGATTGAACACAGAAAGCCGAAACTAGTGCACAAGAATGAAATAAAAGAGGGAGACTTCGTAACGGGACAAACATCAGAGGGCATGGCCTTTGGTCGTGTAGAGCACATTATGTGGGAAGGTGGAACTCTGGGGCAGCCAGGAGAAGAGTACTCAATTGAGTCAATGCCTCCAGAGAATCCAGCAATGTCTGTTAGATTATTTGAAGTTGAAGAAAATGGGATGGAGCCTACCCCGTACAGCATTGGAATGATGTATCAAGATGCAGAGGTAGTTGACGTGTCAATGATGACAATGGAACAAGAAGATGATTTGCAAGAAATGTCTAAGGCAGAAACATACTCCCCCAATGACGGAATGAAGGCAGCTGCTAGGCGTGCGTTAAAGTGGAAAGAAGATGGCAAAGCAACGGGTGCAGGAACACCTGTTGGCTGGGGAAGGGCAACCGACATTGCAGCAGGCAGGTCAATGTCCCTGAGTGTGGTTAAGCGTATGTTTTCGTTCTTTTCAAGGCACGAAAAAGCGTCTAAGGGTGCAAAAGGTTTCCGTTCGGGAGAAGAGGGGTATCCATCAAATGGTAGAATAATGTGGGACGCATGGGGAGGCGATGCGGGATTCAGTTGGTCCCGTGCAATTGTAGAAAGAAATAAGGAGAAATCATTGTTTGCTAACTTTGGCAAAGACTATACAAAATCAACAGGAATCAACTGGTTCTTAAAAGAAGAGCCTAAGGTCGGAGACATGGTTTCCTGGAACAGCTCTGGAGGCAGGGCAAAGGGTAAGATTACACGTATTCTAAGGAGTGGTTCATACAGCCCTCCAGGAACAGATGTAACTATTAACGGTAGTGAGGACGACCCCGCTGCAGTAATTAGATTATATGATGGAGATGAGCCTACAGATCAAATGGTGGGGCACAAGCTTAAGACTCTTCGTCGTTTATCATGATAGCCAATAGCTCACTAACATACTTATCGTAATCTATTTCTAAGATTATGTTATCTTTATCTATTTTGTGTAGCTTGGCTTCTTGACCTATCTTAAATAAAATATTTTCTATTTCTTTTTTCTTATTCATATTGCTATTATAGCAGGGAGATGATACAATAACTTTATGCCAGAATTTAAATATTGGATTGATCCAGATAAAACATATACCCTTTCCTGGCCAGACGATGAGATGGAGAGGGAAGTCACGGGTGCAGAAATACTTGCTGCTTTTAGAAGAGAGACGCTTCTAGAAAAAATGTTATTTGATATTGATGACGATATGCTTAATGAAATAACAGAACTTTAGTATAATAAATTTATGCATCAATCTTTTACTGAGCCAATCACCCATTCCCAAGATCGGGAGGTAGGGTTTGTTGATGCTACCCTTGACTTTTTGCAGTCAGCCCTGGACGAGGCCCAGCGTAAATACAATGCGATTAAAAATAAAAATATTTCTGATGCCCAATATCAGCTTATGTGGCAGTACGGAGAAATGTTAGCGGCACAAAACTTTGAGCAGTGGAAAGTGTTTTATCGTAATAATGTAGGAGAAAGATGCGACTACGAACAACTTAAAAAACTATTTTACAGATTTTACAAATTAAAAATGAAAGAATCTAAACTTGCCACCAGACGTTCTGGATGGTATAATATATAGACTATAATAGGTGGATGACAATATGGAGGCAGAATCATTTGAGTGCAACTTGTGAGTGCGGGGTCACTCTTAAAGGAATAAACTTTCAAGAGCTTGAAGCTAATATTGTGTATCATAGTGCAAGCTCTGGTCACTCATTTGTTAAAAAACAATTATGATTAAAGAAAATATTTTAAACTTTGCTGCTGTGTCTGCAGTATTTGTATTGACGGGATCTTCTGCGATTGCAGAGGACTACCCCATGGGCTATAAGATTGAGACAGTCGTAGTTGAGAAAATTATCCAGCCAACTACCCCCGAAACAATTACGCAGCTTGATGAGCTTGATAAGATTATTTTAGAGTATGAGGGGCAAAGAAAAGTCCGTGAAGTTGAAATAGAGCTAGAGGCAGAAAAGCAAAAGACAATACAGATGACTGAGTGGGCAGAAAGCAATTTGTTTGTTACCAGACAGGCTAGGGTAGACTCAATGATTAAAAAACTAATTAATCAGGTAGGAGTAACCCCCTACGGTTTTGGAGACACTCTTGAGCTATGGGATTGCTCTGGATTGACAAAATGGTATTTAGCAGGACAGGGAATCGAAGTTGTTCATTCAGCCACCGCACAGGTTAGTTCAGGAACACGAGTAAGTGACCCAATCGCAGGCGATTTGGTTGCATTTCAAAAGCAGGGTAGCACAGACTACTTTCATATAGGTGTATATGTTGGAGGAGGATTGATGGTCCATGCCTCCAATCCTGAAAAGGGGACCAACTTGCAATCTATTGAAGAGTTTGCTAAAGTAGAAGATAGTAAAATAATATTCGTACGTTATTAATAAAGGAGTGGGTATGAGTAGCAGTGAAAACAGAGAAGAACGTCGTAAATGGGAGCGTGAGCAGACTGCCATTATTACAAAAGCTAAACAAGATATGCAAGAATATATCAGTAAGGCTGGCAAAGACACAACAGAGGGCGAGCTAATGGCCTGGCAGCAAGGATATCTTGCGGGGATTAACAGAGCAACAGCAGCCCAAGAAAACCTGTGATAAACTATTACTATGGCTAATCACACACTACACACATTAAGCAACACCGAAGCTACACAGCTAACACCAAACGGAATTCACTCTGGCATGGACATCACGATTCAAAACGTGAACGACGCTGGACACATTTACGTTGGTGCAGATAGCACTGTGTCGTCTACATCTTATGGATATAGGCTACTACCTAATCACGCAATTTCTTTTGAGTTGCCTGGCGAGGATGCCCTGTTCGCTATTGCAGAAAACAACGGAATGGTTCTTGCTAAGATTACTACAAATCTTGAGGCTCAGAATTAATGGCTAGATTTGCTACACCTGGGGTAAGTGAAGACGACATTGAGTTTACTATTAACGGTACTCAAATATCAAACGGTATAAACATTGATATTAACGTGGCCTTTGTTGACGTTCCACTAACAGAAACTGCACCAGGAATTCCTGGACAAATGGCCATGAGTTCTACTGATCTTTATGTTTGTTACGCACCCAATTTGTGGGCAAGATTTAATAAAGACAACTCTACTTGGTAAGAAGGTAAGCAATGGCTAGATTCACACATCCAGCAATTACCCTAACTGGCACAAATGCTGGTGGAGAGTGGGACCTGCAGGGAGGAACAACGGGAGCGGGGGCTATCCAGCCAACCTTTGACGGAGAACCTCTTTTTGTAGGTGAGTTTGTACTGGTTGACCCACTTTGTCATTTTGATATTGAGGTAGATTTTGACAATATCACGAGTTTTGGCACTGGTCAGTATTACATGACATTGCCTTTTACAGCAAAGCATGACTATGCGATTAACGGCGGCAGGCTGCACGATATATCTAACGGTGATTTTTATACAATTACTGGAG